ATCTGCTAATAAAGCAAATGTCTGCGCCCATGAATCATTGCGCCAAATCTTAACATTGTATTGCGCCGGTCTTAAATCTGCGCTAGTAGAATTACAACTCATTTTTTATGGGTTTAAAGGTATATCGCAAGCATCGAAATCCGAATAAGTAGTCATATTGAAACTAACTTCAACGCCACTTAAATAGTCCTCGAACTTATCTAGTATTAAATTATATGTTATATTATCGTCAATTTGCCAATCGTTAGCGCCATTCCTTAGCTTACTAATTATATCTGCGCAAATTTGTAATTGATCGCTCGTTACGTCTTGCTCAAACTCGCCTTCAAGTCCGGCCTTATCTAAGAACCAAAGAGTAATATTATATACTTGCTCACGGCCTACGTTAAGCGATCCGTTATTAATTGCCAAGCAAGCAATAGGAAAAACCGGTTGGCTATCTTTGAAAAGCCACTCTCTCGGCGTCGCGTTTTTGATGCTTTTTATCATTGCGTGCGTCGCTAGTATTGCTTTTATTTCCGTTATTACTTGGTTGTATGTCATTAAATTTTTGTTTTACTCTTTCTACAAACTCGCGTTTATAACTGCGTATCTTCATAAGGTAAGTCTAGGTTACTAATTTTTCTATATCCTCCGCGTCTACCTAAATAAATAGGCGAAGTATAAGCTTGAATTTGCGGAGCAATAGCGTCAAAGCCGCTACCATACTGCAAATATTGTTCGAACATGGTCGAATTTTCTCTTAAGTAATCAATCAATCTTTGCTTGTAAAACTCTCCGTTGCTCATGTACTTACGCTCTAATAGTTCAAGTTGGCCCTTGCTCGGGTTATTGCTCTCTTCGGCTCCCTTCTGCATTACGCCCTTGCTAAAAAATTGAAAGCTAGTACTTATAACCATTTCGCCAATAGTAAACCAAAGCAAAGTATCGGTTATGTAATTATCAAGCAAGTTTTTCTCGTCTTGGCTTAAGTTACCTAAGTCGATACCTTCTTGCAATCTATTGTAAAGGCCACTACCTAAAGCCGGCAAGATAAATTTATCTTGCGCTAGCTTAATTACAGGTAAGATTTGCTTGCCGTCGATTGCTTCGCTTATCGCGGTACGACTCTTGACAAGCGTCTCAGTTATAAAAAGTACGTTTAAACTCATTTGTTATTTTTTTCTAGTTACAATTTTAACTTGCCACCTATGTCGACAATATGGTCTATGATTTCCGTTAGGCTCCGTAAACCAACCGCCGCGACGATCCCAAACCGAATACCCTAAACGCTCACTAATATTTTCAATGTCCGCGCGGCTCCATAGTTTAGTCTTAGCAAGTTGCAGCATTCTAGCGCAAAATGGTCTATTTTTACTATCTTCCGGCCCCGAGTAAGTATATCTTAAGAGTACCTCGGTCTTAGTAGTTTTGTTTCCTCCGGGTATCTTGCTTAATGGCATTGTCAATTCTCTAACAACAGGTACATAAGTGGGGTTTAAAATGCTTACCTCAGTACCTATTTGAGTTAAGTACCCCTCAACCTTTAGTCCTTCTAAAGCTTGATCTATTTGCTCGACACTCTTATTTAATACCTTAGCCATAACCTCCGGCGTAACTCTCTTATCTTTGCTAATTAAATCTAATACGTTAGCCTTTAGCGTGTTTATTTCATCGTCTGCAAATGCTTGGTAACCTTTTGCGTCGTGTGTTTCTATAACCTCGAAATCGTCCACATTATCGCCACATGCTGCAAACTCATTAACCAACAAATCGTCTTGCATAGATGCGAACGCTTGCTCCGTTGCCGGATCGTCGTCCACTCCTAAGAACGTGTCGACGTCTGCGTCGCTAAATCCAAATCCGGACTTTAACATTAACGCCGCCTGTGCTTTATTAATCTTACCGCTTCCAAATTGTCTAACGATACGCATAACGTTTTGGTGCTGACGACCGCTTAAGTTTGTTAACGTTTCGTTAGCCTGTACCGGTTGTACTACCGGAGTACCGCTAGCGTCTACAACCGAGCTTTGCAATCCTAATTTTTCTCTAATTTCCTCTCTTGTCATATTAGCAGACATAACCGCTTCGCTAAATTCAAAGCTTAAAGGCTCGACAGGTACAATCTTAAACTCGCCTTCGATACCGGCTAAATTCATTAACTTATTAAATACTTGCTCATGCTCTTGTTGGCGCTCGTTTACATAAGTATTTTGGAAAATTTGGTAAGCGTCTCTAATTTCACTACGTCCACCTAGTTGTCCCTCGGTCTTGATACCAAATAACATTGGACTAGTTACTTGATGACAAGAAAAAATTTCTTGCATAATCAAGTTATTGACATTTGTAAAGTCTTCTTTTGTTAAGCTTGTCTCGCCTAAGTTTACAATGTCGACAGCGTTTTCTCTTGAAGGGTTAAACGCAATTACAACGCGATCGCCGTCATGATTGGCAAACTTACGTTTTAAATCAGTCTCAACGTCTGCTTGCTCCTCTTCTTGAGGTAAGCCATTGTTAAAATTAATTAACTTAGTAGCGACAAAGTTATGCTTTGCATTTCCTAAAATATGTCTGCTTACTTGAATATCACTCTCGATATAATTTAAACCTTGAAAATAGCTTGGTAGTGGATATACGTCGCTCTTAGGGTTGTACTGCTTTACAAATAAAATTTGCGCTCCTGTTGGATCGTTCAAATTAAACGCCGGGTATTCTCTAGCTTTCTCTTTAAAGTCGCTAGCAGTCCAATCATTTTTAACGTAGAATTTAGATAAGTCTTTGCTCGCTCTTACCTTTTGAAACTCAATGTGAAATACGTCTTTAATCTTACCTAAAGTATTATAGATAATTTGTAGGTAATACCCGCCTTGCAATTCATCGTCTAAGATTGCACGCTTCATAATTTGATTCCATGTTTCGCCTTGCGTGTTTGCTTTTTGCTCGACGCCTTCGAAACCCTTACCAAAAATGTAGTTAACCTTACCTTTAACGATAGCGCCATGCTTAGGCGACTCGCCAAATAATTCAATCAAATAATTTGGGTAATTATTTTTTGCTCCAAACTCAACATAATTTTTGCCTTTTTTTTCTTCAAATCTAGGCTGTTGCGCTTGATCAAATTGTATGTTTATTAATTGATATTTATTGCTCACTTGTATAAGTTTTAAATTCGTTATCTTGCTCGTTGTACTCAGCTTGAGGACAATCGGTTTCATCATGTAAATACATAAATCCCTCTTCTACTATCGCACCGCTCAAACTCTCTTTAGTGTTAGTTGCGCTTGCTTGCTCTCTTATCTTATACCTCCAAGTGCCGCTCTCTTTATTATCAAAGACTGACTTTAAAACAAGTACTTTTTGGTACCTATTGTCAGTACTTATATTTGTCCCTACAAAAGTAACACAATTATCGGTTGCACTTGTAAAAATAAACAAATATTTCGGGTTAGTAATTGTCGCCAATTCTAAGCCGGTAAATATCAAGTTATTATCTATTCCTTTATATATGTGTAACATTTGCTAAAATTAAAAAAGCCTACCTACACAATCGTAGGTAGGCCATAATTAAATTACTGCTTCGGTAGAATTACCCCGCAGTCTCAAGCGCCGCTCCTACTGATGCAGACACTTGTAAGAAGTCGTCTTTCTCAATACCGCTTAAAGTGATATTGTAGCCGTTACGATCGCCCGCAGCCGTACCCGATCCGCTCTCAGTTGTAGCTAAATAAAGGCCGTTACCTTCGCCATACATGCGATAGTTGCCGTCCATATCTAAAGTAACTGCTACTAATTTGTTCTTAGCTAAAGTACGAACAATGTTAGCAGTTGTAGAGTCTCTTTTGTTCAAAGGGAAAACTACTTGGTGAGTGTAAAATACTGATCCGTTCTCTTCGGAAGCCGTAGCGTTTGAGCTAGTGTTTGCGGTTGCTCTTGGCACCTCAAACTTATAAAATCTTTTGCCTGTTGCTTTTGTAATGCCGGTAACTAAACCGCTTACTTCTGCAACCGCCGTAATGTTACCGAACTCCGCTAAAAATACCGCTTGTAAACCTCCGATATTTTCGCGACAATCGATCGTGTAACCGCTTGTTATTGCACATGCCATGATTAAAAAAGTTTAAAAAAAAGGCGGCGTTTATTGCACCGCCTTTTTTTGATTATTTAAAGAATTAGATAGTAGACTTGAACTTAACACACATAGTTGTATAAGCTACGTTCACACCTAATTTGAAAGCTACTCTATAACGTACTTCGTTATTATCTTTTGAATACCAAATTGTGTAGTTTTCTTCTTCTGCTTCTAAGTCAAACGCCATAGCGATATTAGACAAAGTTGTCGCGTAAATGTCGCCTGTACCATTCAAACCATTAACCGCTACTAATTCAACGTTAGTGCCAGGGATAATGAAAGTTTGAGCTGCGTCTCCATCTACCTTGTAGTTGTAAAGGTTTAAAGCTTGGTAAGCTAAAACTGCTAATCTATAAACGTCGTTACCAACGAATACCTTTAAGTCTGCCATGTCGATAATTTCAACAGGGATAGCCTTGTAAACACCATTCAATACGCTTACTACGTTAGAAGCCGTAATTTGAGAGATAGGGCCACCGCTTACATATCCGCTTACATTAGCATTAACCGCAGAACCCGCATCAATTAACTTCATCAATCCGTCGAAGTTTGATAAGTTTGGATTTGTGCTATCAGTATCGCCTTGCCAAATTGCAACTTCTAATTGCTTAGCAATCATTTTATTTTTTTGCTCGGTGAACTTAGTTTGGAACTCGCTCCAACCAAAATCTTCGTAAGTAGAACCCGCTTTTAAAGCTTCTTGAGAGAAATAAGCTTCGAAATCTTTAGGGCAAATTGTCTCTTCAATTTTGATTTTACCAACTGTAACAGTTGCTTGAGACAAAGTTGTAGTACCGCTTGGATCCCAACCGCAAGAGTCAGTTTGGAAATTTGCTTGAGTAGCCAATTTAGGTACTGCAACGCTAGATTTTGTCTTAGGTAATAAGATACCGCCTTGCTTTACTAAGCCTTGAGTTTTTGCTGAGAATACAGCTTCAGTTAACAAAGGAGCAATCTCTTGTTTAGTATATGCTGCAATGTTTGAAAATGATAATGACATTTTTATTAATTTTTAGTTATGAACAAATTGATTTAGAAAATTTTTCAAATTCTGCTTTAGCGTCGTTTTTAGCTTCTGCAAAATTATTGCTTGTTTTTACACCCGCGTCCGGTGCTGACTGAGGCGCTTCAACTAGCATTTTGCTAATCTGCATTAAGCCTTCAATTACTTTGTTTGCTTGGCCTAACTTAGCCTCGTATTGTGCGAACTTAGATTCGTAAGCTGAAAATTTATCGTTTGTTGCAGATTCAAATGCCGCAAATTTTGCAGTCATATCCTCCATAACAGGAACTTCGATTTCAACTTTTTTCTCTTCTTCCATTTTTGGCTTGATTTCCATGATAGCACCATTATCGCCTAAAACGATAACGTCTCCGCTTTCAAGCTCATGTTCGCCAACCGGTGCCGGTTTGCCTTCAATAGTTACAATGCCGCCTACTGCCATTTCGCTAACTTCAACGATTGTGCCGTCTTTCAACTTAGCTTCAATCATTTTTACTTCTGCTTTAGGCTCGCCGCTAGGCATTGGCATATCTTCGCTATTCACTAACTCAGCGAAAAACAAAGATACTTTGTCTAAAATGTTTTGTGCGTCTTTCATACTTTATATATATTATTTAATTGAATAAGGTACTTTTAGCATTTCCGCTAACTCTTGGAGCTTTTTTTCTGCGTATGTCGGCTCTTGTTTTTTTGCCGGATATTCAAAAAATCCCTCAACGGAAAATCCTTTAACTTTGCCCTCTTTTATTAACTGCCAAGCTTTCTCATTTTCAACGTAAAAGCTACCAAACCAAGAGCCGTCTTTAGCGTCTTCAAATCCCGCCATAGGTTGAATACCCCTTGCTTTGTCAACTATAAAAGATTCAAACATAATCAAGCCTTCTAGCTGCATGTCCTTATCGTGCATTAAGTTAACGTTGCTTTGATAACCTTTTTTAGAGAATTTAATCGCAATGTCTTTAATTGTCTCGGCGGTAAATGTTACATAATGCTCGCCAAATTGCTTATTGTTTCTATAAATTGGCTTGTCTGCTAGCATCAAAGGCCCGCTTATAATATGCTTGTCTTCGTCTTGAATTGCAAAGTTTAAGCTTGCAGCTTTAAAATCTTCGTTATTCATTTTAGACTCGCACCAATTTAACATTGGATCGCCACCCCAAAGTAAATAACTAATCGTACCGCAAGCTTCACTATCGCTAGGGTTGTAATATTCTTTTGCTCGGCTCAAATAAGAATAAGTACGCTTTATAGTTTCTTTGCTTAAATTCTCACCTTGCATAATTTGTTGCGCTCTTACTTTTCCTACTTGAGTCGCGCACTTATTGCCTATTTTCTCGTTTAATTTTATCCCTCTTTCTGCGTTATTTTTAGCAGACTCCGGATAATCATTGTATGACTCTTCTGCAAAATCTTCGCTAAATGCAACGAAATCGCGTTGTATTGCCGGCTTGTCTACAAGAGCAATAAACGATACTTCGCTATCGTCTTGTAGCTCTTCTTGTATTTGTAATTCGTATATTGGTAAATTCATATTTAATAAATATTTTTAATTTCGTTTAGGTACTTTTAGTTAATTCGAGCCGCTCGATTAAGCCTTGTAATTCTTTCTTGATTTCCGCTTATATCACTTTCTACAACGTAAGCTCTAGCTGCGACGTTTCCTATTTGGTTAACTTGCGCTTGGTTCAAAGTAGTAGTAGCCATTGTTGGTGATAATGGAGCATTCATTGCAACACTTGGAATTGAAGGCCTAGGTATATTACCC